CTGTGCAAAGTCAATACAAGGTCGTGCTTTCTATTTTGAGACGTATTTACCCGAATATGGGGCGATGTATGATAAATTACCCATATCCGCTTTTCTCTCGGCACCTCAAACCCCTGATCCTGACATGGATTTAGTGAATTTACAGTTTTGGAACTGTATGGACTATGATTTTACTGTCATTGTGAAACAATTTGTCGCTCCAATGGAGTGGGAATGTCGTACAAGACACTTTGGAAACCAAAAAGGGCAGTATATTTGCACTTTAGATAACTATCACGGTGATAATGACCAAGTAGATACTGCAACAAGTGAACTTCCTGATGAACATAAGTCATTTAACCTTATACAATTACGAAATGGGCAGTTTTGTCTCTATCCAAACAACAGATGTCGTATCTTTGACACCTCAATGACTCCACAAGACGTTAAAATACCTGATTTTAAGGTATCAACACGTATCTTTGAAGTTGAAAATGATGTCAACTGGGGTCGATTAGGTGATTGTGACGATTATTTCTGGACTACACCCGATGAAAGAAAAGAAAAGTAGGTATATTTTACATTGGATTGGTCAATTATCTAAAATTCGACCAGAATTGGGTAATTTTGCCATATGTCCTTATGCATCAAAGGCAAATTTTGCGATAGTTAATGAAAAATTAAGTCAAATTGTACCAAATGACGAGTTTGACGTTATAATATACGTAGTTGAGGACGATATTGACGCAAATTTCTTGTATGATGCTGTTGATGACTACAATCGCAACTATCCTGACTACAAATTTATTGCAGATCACGGAAAAACGAAGACATACATACAAGGAATACAGACAAGTAACGGAAAATACAACTTAGTTTTGTGTCAACCACGTTCAGAACTCACTGAAGCAAGAAAAAAACTTGCAAAAACCAATTATTACGATTATTGGGACGAAAATTACCTAAAAGAAGTACTAGAGGACGACTATGGAATCATCAGAGACTAAAAAAGAGTATACTGAAAAGGAATATTGGGAGGGAAAAGTCCCTGATGAGCTATTTGATGAATATTTGCAGAAGTATGGATACGAATATACTCCCTGATGGGATATAAATAAATCTAAAAGTATCAATAATGGCGATTCAACGCAAATCAAGAGCATTTAAGGATATAAGTTTGTCTTTTTCACCACATCCAGTGACAAAAGACCTTCCTGTGCTGCTTAATGAACGTGCAATTGCCAGATCAGTGAGGAATTTGGTAGAGACAATGCCGACTGAGAGGTTTTTTAACTCTTTATTAGGCACAAACATTCGTGAATCCCTATTTGATAATTTTTCAAGAACAACTGTATACGTGATTGAAGATCAAATTAAGGAAACTATCACTAATTTTGAGCCAAGAGTATCTAATGTTAACATAGAGGTGTTAGGACGACCTGATGAGAATGAATTAGAAGTTAAGGTACTTTTTGATATTACTGGATTACCGTTTCCCACTCAGTCCTTTTCTTTTATATTAGAACCAACGAGATAATATGCCATTTACTCAGTATACTAGTTTAGACTTTGAAGATATCAAAGTGCAACTTAAAAATTTTCTAAGATCAAACTCAAATTTCACTGATTTTGATTTTGAGGGGTCTAACTTTTCTGTTCTAATTGATACTTTAGCGTATAATACATATATTAATTCATTTAATGCAAATTTAGTTGCAAATGAATCATTCTTAGACTCTGCAACAATAAGAGAAAACGTTGTTTCACTTGCAAGAAACATTGGTTATGTTCCTCGCTCAAAAAGAGCAGCGATAGCAACGATTAAAATAGATGATATTGATCTAGGACCAACCACAGACGCTACACCAAGATTTCTTTCACTAAGAGCAGGTCTTATATGTGTTGGTAATAGTGAAAATACAACATACAGATTTTCAATCCCTGAAACTATTACTTCAAGTGCTGTAAAAGCGATTGGTACTAATTCTTTTGCACAATTTGATGATGAAATTACAATATATGAAGGAACATACTTAACTCGAACATATTCTGTTGATACATCAAAAGATCAAAGGTTTATTATTGATAGTCCAAACATCGATGCATCAACATTAGTCGTGAATGTTACAGATCCTAATCAAGTAACAGTTGGAAGAAAGTATTCCAGAGTAGATAACATATTAAACTTAAATAAAAACTCAGAAATTTATCTTGCACAAGAAGTACAAGATGAAAAGTACGAAATTTTATTTGGAGATGGATTTTTTGGTAAAAAATTAGAAAATGGTGCAACAGTTCGTGCATCTTATATTGTTACTGATGGTCCAGATGGCAATGGTCCAAGTAATTTTAGTTTTCAAGGAACCTTCACTAAAGATGATGGAACTTTCTTCACTCCGTCCGATACTGTAACAATTACTACCGTCACAAACGCTTCTAGAGGGTCTGAAGTTGAAGATGTGTCTTCTATTAAGTATTTTGCACCAAGACTTTACTCAGCACAATATAGAGCAGTTACATCAAGAGATTACGAGGCAATAATAAATCAAATTTACCCTCAAACAGAGTCTGTTGCTGTCATAGGGGGAGAGGAATTAGACCCCCCACAATTTGGTAAAGTTCAGATAAGTATCAAACCAAAAAATGGAACTTTTGTCTCTGATTTTGATAAATCTCAAATTAAAAGTAAATTAAAAAGTTATGCAGTTGCAGGTATAAATTCTGAGATAGTTGATCTCAAAATACTTTATGTTGAAATTGATTCAAATGTTTACTATGATCCATCTAAAATAGGTTCACCAATTACTTTAAGAAGTAACGTTATAAATTCTTTACAGAATTATGCAACTAATGTTGAGATGAATAAATTTGGTGGAAGATTTAAGTATAGTAAGGTAAATCAACTAATCGATAGAATTGATGATGGTATTACATCTAATATTACAAAAGTAATCATAAGAAGAGATCTAAAGGCTCTAATTAATCAGTTTGCACAATATGAGTTATGTTTTGGTAATAAATTTCATATCAATCCCGCTGGTTACAATATTAAGAGCACAGGTTTTACAATTTCTGGTAGTTCAGTTACTGCATTTTTAACAGACATACCAAATAAAGACGGATCAGGTAATCTTGATGGTAGTATGAAGGGTACAATCAGTGTTGTATCTAGAGATGAGAAGAATAATATTCAAGTTTTACTTAAAGATGCAGGAGTAGTCGATTATAAGAAAGGTGAGGTAATACTAAACACAATTAATATTACATCGACTATATCTCAAAACAATATAATTGAGATACAGGCATTTCCTGAGTCAAATGACATAGTTGGATTAAAGGATCTCTTTGTCAGTTTAGACGTTTCAAATAGTTCGATAAATATGTTGAAGGACGTTATTGCATCAGGAGAAGATGTATCAGGTGTTGTATTTACTAGAGATTACTATACCTCAAGTTACTCAAATGGAGTTTTAGAGAGGAAATAATTTATGTCACAATTTGACAAGAGAATAAAAGTTAACACTGTTATAGAAAATCACTTGCCAGAGTTTATAACAAGTGATTTTCCTAATGCTGTTGAATTTTTTAAGCAATATTATATTTCTCAGGAATTTCAAGGAGGTGCTTCTGATTTAATTCAGAATTTTGATCAATATCTCAAAGTTGATAATTTAGTTCCAGAAGTTGTAGTTGGAATTACATCAATTACTGCTACTATTGACTCTTCTGACACAACTATATCTGTACCTAGCACAAAAGGATTTCCAAGTGAGTATGGTTTACTAAAAATTGATGACGAAATTATATCTTATACAGGAATAACATCTACCACGTTTACAGGATGTATACGTGGATTTAGTGGTATAACAGGATATAACGTAGGAGTATCTTCATCACTTATAGATGTTAATCGGGAAAAACTTAAGTTTGAGAAAACGTCAGCACAAAATCATGTGAATGGTTCTAGTGTACAAAACTTATCGGTATTATTCATACAAGAGTTTTATAAAAATCTAAAGAAAACATTTTTGCCAGGATTTGAGGATATTAGTTTTACATCTGATTTAGATGTTGGTAATTTTATTAAGTTTGCTCGTTCATTCTATCAATCAAAAGGACTTGAGGAGTCGATAAGAATATTATTTAAAGTATTATATGGTGTAGATTCTACAATCCTTGACCTTGAAGGTAATTTAATAAAACCTTCAGATGCTGAATTTATAAGAAGAGAGGTTGTAGTTGTTGATTTAATTTCAGAAACTGGAGATCCACAGAACTTAGTTGGTCAAACAATATTTAAGAGCGATGATCTTACAACAAATGCATCTGTATCAGAAGTAGAGATATTTAATAGAGAAGGTAAGACATTTTATAAACTTTCATTATTTGTTGGATACAGCGATAGAGATTTAATACAAGGTATATTCACGGTCAATCCTAATACAAAGGTATTGGATAATGTATCTGCTGGTTCATCAATTATATCTGTAGACTCAACCGTTGGATTTGGAACAACAGGAACTATCATAAGTGGTGTTAATACTATCGAATATAAGTCAAAATCGGTCAACCAATTCTTTGAATGTACTGGTATAACAAATCAAATTAACACTGCTGATAATATTAGAGTCAATAGTAATATTTTTGGTTATGAAAATGGTGATTTATCAAAGAAAATAGAATTAAGAGTAACTGGTGTATTAGATGAATTAGTTGTCGATGATAATGTTACTTTAGTTAATGAAGGAGAAAAAATATTTGTAAAGAATCTTGGTGATAAAATATTTAATAACGGTGTAAATTATAAAGAAAAATTTGCTAATTCTTGGATTTATAATACAAGTTCAAGATTCAAAGTTAATATTTCAACATCTGGATCTGGAGCAAATATTCAATTTGATACTTTACTTGATAAATCTTCCATTAAAGTTGGTGATCAATTTCAGATTCTTAGAAGAGGTCAACAAACTGTTGATGGTGAATTTAATGTTGCAAGTGTAGATTCTAGTTTAAATCAAATAACAGTTACAAATCTAGGATTTACACCAGTTGAAGGACAAGATTATGATATTCGTAGAGTAATTGAAAAAGCAACAAGTTCAAACTTTGAGATAAGAGAAGGAAATGAAAATATTATCTCAAATGTTCTCAATGTTTACACTGATGGTGACACTAATGGGTATGTTGCCTCTAATTCACTTCCTGATTTTGATATAACTGACGATGTTGTACGAGAAACATTAGTTGGCGTTGCAGATACATCATTTAGATTCTCTTTTGATCGAGATAGTCAAGATGTAACATCTGGATTATATAACCATATTGAATTTCATTTTGATACTAACAGAAATGTTAAGTTTATTCAAGGTGATGCTGTTGTTTATAATTCAATTAAAGATCCCAATTCAGATAATAATGATCCATCGGATGTTCCACCAGGTTTAACTGATGGGGCTATTTACTATGTTGATCCACAACCAGCGGATACTGGGTCAAATATTACTAAAATAGCACTCTATTCTTCAAGAGCACAAATCGGAACTGCTAGTACAATACAAGTTGGTTTAGGAGTTTCATTAAAAGATTTACATACATTTACTTTATTAAGACAACATGGTAAGAAGATAAGTGCAAATAAAATATTGAGAAGATTTCCCCTGTCACAAAGTTTATCCGAACCATCTACAGGCGATAAAAATATAACAGATATTGGTATTTTAAAGAACGGAGTCGAAGTTAGATCTCCAGTTTCAGAAGATTTTATTAGTTATGGTGGTTTAACAAGCGTAAATCTAATCAATGGTGGAGATGATTATGATATAATTAATCCACCTAAAATAACAATTGAAGCAGGATTAGGAAATACTGCATATGTAGAACCAGTTATTACTGGATCTGTAAAACAGGTCTTCATTGATCCACAAGATTTTGATGTTAAGTCTGTAAAAAATGTATCATTGACTGGGGGAAATGGAGATGGATGTGAATTAGAAGCAGTAACAGGTGCAAGGTTTAGAGAATTAAGTTTTGATAGTAGAAATATATTTTTTGGTGGTAGTCTTGATATTGAAAATGAAACAATTACTTTTAGTAAAGAACATAATTTAGAAAATGGGCAAATAGTTTATTATCAGAATAATGGCAATCCTTCCATTGGTATTGGCACAGCATATCTTAATAATAATCTAATAACTGGAACATTAGCAAATGGAGACCCATATTATATAAGATCTGTTAATCCTACAACAATAAGACTTTACAACAATCAAAATGATGCTTTAAGTGGTATTAATACTGTTGGACTAGCAACTGATACTGCAGCAGCAGGAATTCATCTTTTTAGAACAGAAACAAAAAATACGATAACAAGTATAAAAGTAAAAAATCCTGGTAAAGGATATGAATATCGTAAATTAATTGTTAAACCATCTGGAATATCTACGTCGTATGATACTATCAACTTTGATGGTCATGGATTTAAGCACGGTGATTTGGTTAATTATTCACCTATGGTTGGTATTGGTTCCACGATGCCACAAGAAATTCAGGGACTATCAACAACATCATCTTATTATGTGATGAAAGTTGATGAAAATTCATTTAAACTTGCAAATGCGGGTATCGGTGGAACATCTACATCTGATTTTGATAGAGGTAAATTTGTTAATTTAACATCAAGTGGAACTGGTTATCAAACATTTAAATATCCTGATATAAAAGTAAATATTGAGGTTATCTATGGGGGTGCTGTAACAGGCACATTTAATATTACTCCAGTTGTTACAGGTTCGTTTACTGATATTTACTTGTATGAAAAAGGATCGGACTATGGTTCCAAAATATTAAATAATGTAGCTAATCCAAATGTAACCATACAATCTGGTAGATTAGCATCTACTACCCCGATAATTGAAAATGGTAAGGTGGTAGACGTTATAGTTGGAGATCAAGGAGTCTCATATAATTCTTCTCCAGAAATACAAATAATAACAACAGGAGATGGCGTAGGTGCTGTTGTAAGACCAGTGATTGAAGATGGTAAGTTAATAGATGCTGTAGTTGTTAGCAGTGGTATAGGATACGATCAAAATAACACTACTGCAAAAGTCGTATCTAGGGGAGTAAGAGGTGTATTTGAGACTTCAGTAAGAACTTTACAAGTTAATGAGCGATTTAGAGAGGAGGATACTATATTAGTTTCAAGAGATGATTTCTTAAGTTATAATATAATTGGTTTCAATCAACAGTTATTAGAAAATTTAGAATCTGATACTTTTGATGTTTTAAGTGGTGGTGAATTTGATAAACCAACAAAACACTCATCAATTATAGGTTGGGCATATGATGGTAATCCAATCTACGGTCCATTTGGATATTCGGAACCAAACAATATAAACTCAACTATACGCATACTTGATTCTTCATACGTAAAAGATACCTCAAAGGTTGAAAACAGACCTTCTGGTTTTGATGATGGATTTTTTATTGATGATTTCATCTTTGATAATTCAGGGGATTTGGATATTCATAATGGAAGATTTTGTAAGACACCAGAATTTCCAAATGGGATTTATGCTTATTTTGCAACTGTTGAAAAAAATATAAATGGTAAAATTATTGGTAAATATCCATATTTTATAGGAAAAACATTTAGATTACCATTAATTCAAGATAATCTAAAATTAAATCATGATTTTGACTTTAATAACTCCAAGTTAATAAGAAATACATATCCATATAATATTGGTGAGAAATTAGCTGATAATGATTTTATTGAAGAATCTAACGAATTTATTAGACAAATTACCGAAGTACAATCGGTATCTAAGGGTGATATTGAAAATTTAACAGTATTAAATCCTGGTAAAGATTATAGAGTAGGAGATCTTACATCTTTTGATAATACAAATACAAATGGAACAGGATTTAAAGCAGAAGTAAGTGAGATAGTTGGTTTGGGAGTTTCTACTATCGAAACAAGATTAGATAGATTTGAAGATTTAGTATTTACTTGGTCAGACAATAACACAGTCAAAGCAGGTATATCAACCTATATTGAGTTAAATGATAAAGATTATGTATTTGTTTCAGGTTTAAGCACATCAATACAAAATTTAACTGATTCATTCTCAATAGGAGTCTCTACCTCTCGTGTTTCTTTAGGTAAGTCAATGACTTTTGTTCCTAATGGTAATGTCGCTGTTGAAGATATTTTTGTTAATAAATTACCAGAAAATATATTACCTGGAAATATATTAAGGATTGGTTCTGGAAATACCACCACTGATGAAGTGGTTACGGTATTAAATGTTTATAATCAGCAGAAAATTGTTCGTGTTTCTAGGAATCCTGGTGCTGCTCACACATTTGGATCAAATGTTGATTTATTGAATAACCAAGTATCAATTCCTATTAAAACAAATAGATTTGATTCAGAAATAAACGATGTAGTATATTTTAATGGACCTCAACAAATTGGAATTGGAGTAAGTGGAGAAGCATCTTCAACAAGTTATTTTGTTGGAGAAACAATAAAATCTATATCCATTCCAGATAGACAAATATATCTTCCAAATCACCCATTCGTAACTGGACAAAAAGTAAAACTTAATGTCCCTGCAGTATCTAATAGGCAGATAAATGTTGCAATTTCTACTAATCCAAATGATTTAAATGGTAATTTTTCAATACCATTCGATTCAAGTGATACTTCAGTAGATTTATTTGTTATTAAAAAAAGTGAAAATTATATTGG